GTCAGCCCAGTCAGCATCTTCCATGCCTTCAGGTTGACCTGCGTTGATGAGGTTTACCGAGTCCATTGCGGCACTGTAATGCTTTGCAATTTCTTCAGCGGTAGGGGTTTGTGTTGCAAATTCAGTCATTTCAATTTCCTTTCAAGGGTTAAAGTGCAGCGATGACAAACGCCAAAAGCTGGTCGTAACGAACGCCAAGACGAGTTTTTGCAACCGCCCCAGCAGATTGAGATGTGTAAGGAACGCCATCATCGCTAATGCCTTGCCCATCTACCTCATACCAAGTATCAGAACACCACAAAGCATAACGAGAGGCGTCAAGTCCATGTTTAGCAAATGCGCCTTGCACATCTTGAGCAATCACGCCAACATGGATACGAGCGTCGTCACCTTTTTCGGCAACAGCATTCTTCCAGCGGAAAGTCTTAAACAGCGACTTGATTTCTTGTGCAACCAACAACTCAGCCGAAGACAAGTCTTGAATGTCTTGCTTCTGTTCGCGGTCGGAAGTGTTAATGGTTCCTGTTGCGGCGTATATGACTGACCAGCGATAGCCACTATTCCCCCATGATTCAGTGTTGTCTGAGACATTGCCTGTTTCATTCACTGGAATACCACAATTTGTAGAGAAGTGGATACCAGAGCCATTTCCACCAGACCTGTAAACAGAGGGGGTTGTCCCGCCGCCAACAACAAATTCAGCAGACGGTATTTCAATCCGAGCAGACAATTGCCAAACACCAGAAGCATTACAAAAGGCTCGGTAATTACCATCTCCATCCGACAGCACGATGTGGTTGCTTGCTGTGCGAATGTCTAGGCCACCTTGGTTGCCGTTGTATGAGCCAAGGATGGTGTTCTTCTGACCCGTTGTCATTTCAGAACCTGCGCCTTGACCTATGTAGGTACAGGCAGAGTTGACAATGCCGGGGTTGTGATTAAAACCAGCGGATTGACCAACGAAGGTGTTTAGACCAGAGGCTTGGTTTGCATATCCAGCCTGAACACCAACGAAGACGTTAGCCCCACCTGAAGTCGTTGAAGTTCCAGCCTGATAGCCCAAAGCCGTATTGTTTGAAGCGGCTGTGTTTTGAGCAAGGGCGTAGCGACCAATTCCAACGTTGTTAGTACCAGTCGTGTTTGTTGTTAAAGCATTATTTCCAAAGGCGGCGTTACTTCCACCAGTGGTGGTGTTGTACAGCGCACCCTCACCAACCGCTGTGTTAGCAACGGCTGTGGTGTTTTTGTATAAGGCGGCGTAACCAAGGGCTGTATTGTACCCGCCCGTAGTGTTGGTAGACAACGCGCCAGCACCCACAGCAGTGTTATATGCTCCTGTTGTGTTGTTTTGCATAGTGCCGTATATGCCTGTAAGCGCATTGTAATATCCACCAACAGCCACGTTCATTGCACCAGTTGTGTTTGAATACAAGGCCAAATCACCAACTGCTACGTTACCACCGCCAGTTGTGTTTGAAAACATGGAAATCAAACCAACAGAGACGTTATATATGCCTGTAGTGTTTGCTCGAAGCGCCTGATAGCCTACGGCAGTCACGCCTCCAACGGTGTTGCTGTATGCCGCCTGATAGCCTACGGCAGTGTTGTTTGAGGCTGTGGTGTTATTAAATAACGCCTCTCTACCCAATCCAACGCTGTTAGAGCCTGTGGTGTTATACACAAGTGCGTCATGCCCCAAGGCCGTATTTTCGTTGCCTGTGCTGTTGTTACGCATTGCGTTGTAGCCAACGGCAGTATTGCTACCCGTATGACTTGTTGTATAAAGAGCGCCAGAACCAATTGCTGTAAGTGAGCCTGTACTAGTAAAACTGTATGCGGCTTGATAACCTACGGCTGTGTTGTTGCCAGATGTGGTGCTGGAGCCAAGCGCACTAATACCAACGGCTGTGTTGTAACTACCAGTCGTATTGGATTGCATTGTGGAAACTGTTACGCCCCATTGCGCCCCACCAACAGCCACGTTTTGTGTACCTGTTGTAGTGCCAACCAAAACACCAGCGCCAACAGCAGTGTTGTTAGATGCAGTTGCTTGGTTAAGCGCATTTTTACCGACCGCTGTATTTGATATTCCAGTTGAATTTTGATACAGAGCCGCGTCACCAATAGCAGTGTTGTTGTAGCCTGTTGTATTTGCATATGCGGATGTATAACCTACTGCAACATTGTTTGATGCCGAGGTATTGGATTGGAGTGCATTGTCTCCAACGGCGGTATTATATGACCCAGTAGTTGTCGCTTGGCCTGCCTGACTACCAATGAACGTGTTGTACGGGCCAGTTGTATTTGACAAACCAGCGTTGCTACCAACGTAAGTGCAGGAGCCAATTGTGTTTGCATAACCAGCCCTATATCCAATAGCCGTAAGTGCGCTGTTTGTCTGGTGGCTGTAAGCCGCTTGATAACCAAAGGCAGAGTTACCTCCACCGCTTGTATTTGCCTGCAAAGCACTAGCACCCACCGCAGTATTGGTAGACACAGCACCTGCACCACGACCGACTGTGATGCCATAAACAGTCAGGTCAGTACCGCTGTACAGCAAGTTGGCAGAAGAAGTTTCCAAACCGCCCGTGGTGGTGTACACAACTCGACCAGAGGTGAGGCCAGAGTTTGTGATTGCTGGGGTAATTAAAGATGTGCCCAAATACAAAGTACGAGGACGAGTCGCGCCAGATGCGCCGATGTCGTAGGTGTTGTCTGTGAAAATCAGGTTGCTGGTGATAGTGCTGTTGATTGTCAGTGTGTCAGCTGAAGAATCGCCAACGGTCACGTTGCCGTTTAAGTTGACGCCACCTGCAAGCGTCAATGTGCCGCCAACCGTCAAGTTGCGAGATAGGTACATGTCACGAGGACGAGTGGCTCCTGAGGCTCCAATGTCATACGTGGCATCCGGGCTAAACAGCAAGTTAGTTGTCAAGGCACTTGGGTTTGTACCAAGCTCAACAACCGTGCCGCCACTGTCTTTTGTGTAAAGGCGCTTGGTGGCAGTGTTGACTGCAATTTCAGCACCGCCAGCTGCGTTGGTCAGGTCACCGGGCGCAGGAGCTCCTGCAGTGTCCTTTTTCTTAATCAGGATAGTGGTCATGCGTAAGTTCCTCCAGGGATTGTGTCAGTCCAGGTGGGCGAACCGGTACCCCCTGAGATTAAAAAGTAGCCAGATGTTCCAGCTGCGGAGTAGGCGTGAGCGGTTCCTGTTCCATAACCTACTCCACCTGAAGTTGGCGTATCTGTGCTATTTGTGCCACCGTTTGCAATTGGCAGGGTTCCGCTCACGTGAGTTGTTAGGCCGATCTTTCCGTAGGAAGGAGCAGCTCCAACACCTCCAGAGATTAAGGCGTTGCCGGTTGCTACGTCGGCCAGTTTGCTTACAGTCGTTGTGCCTGAAGCATACAGCAAGTCGCCGATGGTATACGAACTTTGGCCTGTTCCTCCGTAGGCGGCTGCGACAGCTGTAGCATTCCATGTTCCTGCAGTCAACGTTCCCACGCCAGTGATGCCTGTATAGGAGCCACTGATGTAGGCAGATCCTACGGTTCCGGACGTGATCTGGTTGCCGTTGATAGCAATTGCTGTTGAGGCAGCTAAAGTTAATTGGCCTTGGGCGTTAACCGTAAAAGTTCCAACAGATGAAGCAGATCCATAGGATCCTGCTGTAACAGCTGTATTGGTAATGCTAAAAGTTGTTCCTGTCAGCGTTAAGCCGGTCCCTGCTGAATAAACTGGCGCTGAAGAGACTTGAACAAACGTGATGTCAGTCGTTCCAAAGACGATCACGCCTTGGTTTGAGCACACGTATGTCTCGCCAGCACCAGTTGCCCCGGCCTGTACAAAGAACGCATCGCCACCACCCAAACCAGTTGAACTGATCGGGCTGTATGTGTCTGCATCGGTTGCACGGGTCAATACCCAGTTTGTGGAGGCTGTTCCCACCACAGTGACTGTGTACACTCCGTTTTGAACGGCATTGGTCTGGTTGTAGATCAAGACGCGTTTGCCAACCGTCATCAAGATGCCGTCAATTGTCAAAGCAGCTTGAGTGCCTGCATTCGTTAGCGTGGCGCCAACTCCAACGCCTGCGCCCCCTGGTTGGTTGTAAGTGGCATTTAAGTTTCCAGCAGTATCTGGAGATTCAACATATACGGGCGAATGATAGTGAACTGACGTTACAGCAATTGTGTCGACGTACTGCTTGGTGGCTAGCTGCAAAGCAGATGTTGGATCTTGCGTGACGGCCACGGAAGTCAATCCGCCAAGCGTCAACGAAGAAGCTCCAAGGCTGATAGCAGTTGTTCCAACAGTGACCGAGCTATTCGTCAATGCCGAGTTTGGAATGTTGGTCAGCGTGTTTGTTGAACCGCTGATGGACTTGTTTGTGAATGTTTGCGTGCCTGACAGCGTTGCAACAGTAGAGTCAATTGCAATTGTCACCACCGATGAGCCGTTGTAACTGGTGCCAGACAAACCGGTTCCAATGGTCAAGGCAAACAAGTTTGATCCCAAGGAAACCCCTGAGATCGTGTTGTTAGATAATGCCGCGTTTGGAATATTGCTGAAAGTGTTCAGCGCGCCGCTCATTGTCTTGCCGGTCAGCGTGCCAGGAATGTCGTCGTTGACAAGTAAGCGGAAAGCAGTCGTGGCAGCGGCTCCAGATGTCGGACCGGCGTATACGTAGTTGGCTGGCTGAGCAGACACAACTAAAGCAGAGCCCCAAGAAGGTGCTGATGCTCCACCTGAGACCAAGACTTGGCCGTTTGCTCCTTGGACTGTCTGCAAGAAACCGCTGCTGCCGTCAGTGTACCAAACAGCTCCTGAAGTCAGGCTATTGATCTGCTTTCCTGTACCACCATTTGTTAGTGGCAGCAGGCCGGTATATTCTGTCAAGTTGGCAAAATTAAGGGCCGGGTGAACGTGGTCACCTTGAGCAGCATTGTTTTGGGTGCCAACAGCGGCAGTCCCCAAGGCAGTTGGCGTAGTTGTTGAAAAGACCATCGATATGGTCCGATTGGCCTGCAAGTTACCGCCTCCGGTCAAACCGGTTCCTGCAATGATCTGGCGGGTATCAGGAACATATCCAGAGATGACTAGGGCTGTCGTAGAGACACTCGTGACCAAGCCCTTAGCATCTACTGTGACTACAGGAATCAATGAGCCAGAACCATACGATCCTGCCGTAACGCCGTTGTCGGCAAGCTTGCTGTTAGTCACGCCGCCTGTTGCGATGCTCAGGGTGCGGTTTTGGGAAAGATCGCCGCCGCCTTGAAGTCCGCCACCTGTGTTAATCTCGCGGGATGCCGGTACGGAGACCGTCGATTGCAGATCCAGGAAAGGAATCTGGTAGGTGACGCCCTGAATAACGCAGATCATTGTCGCCGACGAAGTCGGATACGGAGCGACAGGCAGCTGCGTTATCGAGGTAGGTACAAGGTTTGATGGTGCGCTCATGGTATCATGTACTCGTCATTTTGGCCGAGAATGAAGCTGTTGTCATCTTCAGTAACGATACCCGCTGGGCTGGTACTGAGTGGCAAATCAGGCCTCACAAATGGCAAGGTGATAGTGTCAGGCTGACGAGGAGGCAAGCGGTAAGGATCTAGTTGATCTAAGTCTTCGCGGCATACTCTCAGCCCGGGTGAGTTTGGATCGGAGAACAGCTCATCGAGGCTCATCTTGCGGCTGCAACGGGCGCACAGGCCAATGCCTAATGTGCTGCGTCCGCGAGTATCAAGCCAGATGCTCATCGTGTGTACACCGCAATGTTTGGAGTCAAGTAGATTGGAGAATCGTCGCGCTCTTCGTTTTCTGCCTCAAGCAGCGAACGTTGAGCCTTCTGATCCAAGATAGCAATCATCTGAGGATCCACGCTTGGAGTCTCTTCAGCCAATCTTGAAGCAAGCACATAGACGATGGCGTCATACCAACGCTGCGGAATCTCAATCTCTTGGGTCATCGTGCCGACGTCCATGATGTAGCGCTTGACCCACACAACCACTTGGGCAGTGACAAACTGCGCTGATGGAACCGGCCACAAGTACAGTACAGGAGCATTAAGCAAACGATCAACCCAGAACTGCAGCGGACGGCCTTCAAATGCCTTATTTGGCAAGTTGACGTAATCGTCGCGGTTCAAGCGGGCCATAGGGATCTCGTTTGGCGTGTTTGCCAGTATCACCTGTGTTTGATTCAACGTTCCTGATGTAGCTCTCACTCTAAAATAGGAGGTCGCTAGGGAACCTTGAATGTCTACCCATGTTACCACATTGGCTGTGGCATTTGGGTTGTCCTCGGTTGCAACGGTGAGCCAGGTGGTACCATTTGTAGATGTTTCCAACGCATAGCTTGTTGAGGCACCTGACCACTCAATTCCAACGGTCGTGACTTGCGTGTCAGTTGGAAAGACGGTTGTGTAAGTGGTTGAGCTTGTTGTGTTGTTCGTATTCTCATTCACAACTCCAATCGTGCGCAAGTTGGTGTTGAGGATGTCAACAACTCCGTTAGGCAGCGTGATCAGCCCTTGCGCTTGATAGAGAGGCATCAAATAACTCTCAATGCACCAAAGCTGCAAGCCGCGATTGGCTAGCATGCTCAAGATAAGATAGAGAGTGTCTAGAGCAAAGCTGATTTGCTCAGATGAGATGCCTTCGGCAGGAATACGGCAACGACGATACGCGTGGTCAATGACCTTACGCGTATTGAAAACTGTCGTGCTGACTGTACCTGAAACTGCCACCGGGTCTGCTCCTATTTGTTAAGTTTCGGCTTGCCGTCAGTGGCAAACCCGGGGGATTGCTTTTATTTTACTTCATTTGTCCAAATTTTGGAACTTTTGAGAACGTTGGCACGCCGCCTTTAGCAAGCTTGTTGCCTGCTCCTGGACCGTGAGCCTTGGCAGCAGGCATATTGGCGTGTTTTTCCAACTTTGCTTCAACTCCGCCACCTTTTGCGTACTTTTGGGTCTCAGTACCAAACTTCTTGGACATCTTGTTCAAGGCTTTGCCCTCGGCTGCCATCTTTGGACGGGCTTCTGCTGCAAATTGGCCGCCTTCAGCATAACAACCTGCTTTTCCGCCCCTTTTCATGCCAGTTGGCTCCATCATCTCTTCTTTGATCATGGTCAGAGGTGCTTTTGCCTTGCGCATCATGCCCACTTCAGCCCGTTTTGTGGCAGGAGTGTCCATTTCACCTGACATTTCACGCACTTCGTGACTTATCAGGGCTTTTGGGGCACCAGACTTGCGCAAAAGAGCTACTTCCTTGCGGACCATGGCTTCTGGTTCGCGTTTTGCAGTCATTTTCTGGCCGCCTTTGGCGTATCCACCATCTTTCATGGCATGCGGTGCATCATACATGGCCTTTGGGATGCCCTTTGTTGACTTTGCAGTTGATACTGAACGAGCCGATGGCCTAGCTGGTGAAGCCGGGAACGTGAATTCCCCGTATTGAATATTTTTTCCCATATTATTTCCTTTTCGCGGCTGCCCGCATATTGTCGACAAGGTTGGGATAGGGGCGTCCGGCTGCTTCCGCTGCTGCCTTGGCGCCGGCTTTTGCAGCAGACGATAGTTTTTTTGGCTTTGGCAGATCCTTTGGCCTTGGCTTATCCCAAGGTGCTTTTACTTTGCCTCCTTTTGCGAAGGCCATTTTCTTTCCCATCATACTAGCAGTCCCACTTGTTGAGGGCAAGGGCTTTCCTGGTAGGTCTGCCTTTGTCATCTTTCATTGGACCCGGCATACCAGACATTCGCGCACAAAAACTGTCGCGACGTCCGGCTGCTGTGGGGCTCTTTGCTGCCTGCTTTGCAGAGACCGGGGGCTTTAGATCACCGCCAGTTTGTCTGTTGTAAGCATCTCGACCTTTTTGGTTCAAGCCGCCTTTAGGATTTTGTCCTTCTTTGCGCGCCCAGACAGCTCCGCCCTTTGCTACAAACAAAGTGCCTCCGCCTTTTCCAAATTTGTGATCGTTTACCATGTTGTGATCGCCGTACGTTTCCACGTATTTGTTGCAACGCAGACGTAGATGTAGCTTGTGTCCCAGCAAATATCACCCTTGGTACCAGAATCAGCTGCAGTAGCAGGAGTCTTGATCGTGGGAATATTGATGGCATTGCCAGTGATACTGAAATTGCCGGCACTGCTAAACTTTGCAACCATAGTTGCAGCAGCTCCTGCAGCCATCAACAAGACTTGAAGATCAAAAGCCTCTGTTCCTGAACCTACGTTTGTGGTCACTGCAGAAAGCAAGGCCCCAATCTCAACGTTACTGGCTGAAGTCTCACACTGAAAAGCAAGACGGGTTCCAATACCAGCAGCCGCGGTTGCTGAAGTCTGATGTGAAAGAGTTGCCGCAGTGGCCGGTGTATTGGTATTTGCCGTCTCAACCAACAGGGTTGGCGCAGAGTTAGCAAAAGCCTTGATCAGGTCTGAGGTGAGCTTAACAGAGGAGGCCGATTGGACCGACTCAAAAAGCTCGGTGCCAACAAGCGTAGTGCCTGAGGGTAAGTCCGTGATCTTTATATTAGACATGGTTATGCCGCATACGATTTGACCATCTCAAGAACAACGGTATAGGTATCACCGTTAGTCTGATCTGATGTGCTGAAAACAATGTTTCCATTTTTGCCTGTACCTGCGTTGTTTGCAATGCCACCAAAACTTGAGAAGTCATTCTCGTAGTTAGTGTTGACTGTAGACAGGAAAAAAGGAACATCCGTTGAGGCGTCCCAATACATGCGCACTTCCATGCCATGACATACGGACATGATCTTTGTAACGGTAACACCAGTGCAGGCTTTACCCCAGCTATTGGGGTTAAGTGCAGACACTGTGACTTTCGTCACTGCTGTTTCACCAGTGCCGTCACTGATGTTGGTGAACTTCATAACGGCTAAACGCTCACCGTCCATAAGCGTTTGGCTTGTAACTGCGTCGGCCATATCAATCTCCTATTAAGAGTGGGGGCCGAAGCCCCCTGGTTAATTAGGCCTGAGTTACGCCAAGAGCGCCAACGCGGGTTGAGTTAGGACCAACGGCTATGCCTGGCAGCAAGATGCCCATGACCGTACGAACGATGCCGTTCGAAGCAGTTGCAGGGGTATAAGTGCCGCGAACATCACCAGTAGCGTTTGTTGCAGTTGCTGTATCAGCGGCCACAAAAGTGCCTGCGTCTTGAGCTAATGTGCTGTTGCTCTTCACACTCGCAACGTAAGCTACGTTGGTCACGCGAACAGGGATACCAAGCACATCGCTTGTACCAACAACAACGGCAGTTGCAGAACCTGAAATTGTCACGCCAGACACTTGGTAGAACGCTTTCAAGCCTGTTACGGCGGTGGCAGCTGTTACTACAGTGATTACTTCAGTCATGGCTTGGCCGTAGTAGTCATAGCCAGACACTGTAAACGCACGTGCAGTTGTAGAGCTGTTCACTTTAATGGCACGAGGCACATCAAGTTGAATCACAGACACGCCGCCAGCAGTTGTGGTTGACTTGGCTGAAGTGCCAGCAGTCAAAGTCACTGCTTGGCCAGCAGTTGTGGTTGTCTGCGAGGCAGCAATGTTGTTAGTCACAGCAGCTTGAGGAACAACGTCCCACACATAGATGCGGCCAAGAGGGCCAACGCCTAAGTCCATGGGAGCTGGATTGCCGTAAGCTACGTTGCCGTGCAAAGTCAAAGCGGTGGTGTTAGCAATGTTGATTGCTTGGTTCAGGGTGTAAGTACCTGCACCGCCATTGCCTGAGACAAAGGCTGTGATGTAAGTACCATCGGTCACGCTTGTACCGTCAACATACATACCAACAACAATCGGTGAGCCGAAGCCAACGCTTGTAATTGTTAGGGTTGTGGAAGAAGTGCTACCTGTACCACCAACAGCGGTAGTAGAGTAGGCACGGAGGCCGGTACCCATGAAAGTTTGGGCAGCGCCGAGGAATAGGTCGTCTGAATATTGAGGCATGGTGTCTTCTCCTTGAAAAGCTAGACAAATTAAAAAAATGAAAAGAAGGGGACCAAAGGCCCCCTTCCTTGATTACAGACCTGCTGTACCGTAAACAGTACGCCAGTCAGTCCAACCTGGAATGTAACGCTCGGTTGCTTTATAGCGCATAGAGTCGGTTTCAAAATCACCTTCCATGCTCTTTTCAAGCTTACGACGCATCATCAACTGCAAGCCGACTTTAGCGTCTGTCTGCACCCACCAAGCGGTAGTTGAAGTCAAACGTGACAAGTTAGCTTGGCCGCCGTCGATCATGCCCATCGAGTTGATCGGGTTGATGTCGTTGTTACCAGTACCTGCACGCAGGACAGATTTCAACAGCACTTCACCTTGGAACACGTTGCTAGGGCTCAACACCAACTTGGTAGGAGTCAAACGGATACGCTTACCATTGTTGTCAATGGCGTTGCGGATCTGGATGAGCATCTGCTCAAGAGATGTTTGCGACAAGTTAGCTGCAGTAGTCAACACGTTGCTTGCGTTACCAGAAGCGATAGGGTGTGCGGAGTTAACCAACGACACGCCATCACCACCCGTGTACGAGCTATTGAAAGCGCGGTTCAGGATGTTGGCACACAAGGTTTCTTTTGTTTCGATCAAGGACTGTGCCAAGTGTTTGGCGTAAGTCTGGCCGATCGAAATGTGGTCGCCGTCTTCTACGAGGACCTTGGTCAAGGCAAAAGCCAAACCATAGACCTTGTAGACGTAACGAGCATTGAACAGGACGCCACCAGATTGGTAGGTCACAGGCATGCCGTCAGGCAACTCAGGAGCCGCTCCGAAACCGTACAAGACGGGTTCTTCGTGGTAGTTACGGGGAATACCGTTGCGCTCAGTGAAAACTTGTTTCCACTCATCGGCGCGCTGGTTATACAAGCCATCGAACTCTTCGTTCAGAATTGGCTCAACGATGGACCTAAAGTCCGTACTGCGCATTGGGACAGCCATTTTTTAGCTCCTTAGTAAGCGTTGATGGTTGCAACGTCCTGATGCTCAGAGATCTGAACTTGGACAATCGTATAAGCATCACCCCATGCATTATCGGGACCGGGTGTGATACCGATCACGCGCATTTGGGCAGTGCCGCCTGAAGCTACAACTGAAGCGGTATCCAATGTAGCAGTGCTAAGACCAACCACGGTAGAACCGGAGGTGATCGAACCAAAGTCATATTGGTTGCCGATGTTGCTAATGTTCACAGCGCCATTTGCTTGGATCTGATAAACGATAGCAGGATCACGCGTGATGTACGCGGTCACATCAGTTGCAGGGGTGTTCGCAATGAACTTGTTGGATACACGACGACGGCCATCGCTGTCGGTGAATTCAACACCCATGAAAGTGCCGACGAAAGCATCGCCAGCAGCGGCCGGAGTCACAACACCAGTGGAAGTATTTATCTTCACAGGCTGATATTGCAACAAGGTCACTGCCGCGTTGTTCGCCAACGTAAAGGCTGCCGGACGCACGAAACCACTTGCGTGGTAAACGGGCTGGAAGCCAAACGGTGTGCTAGAAGTAGACATGTTTGCTTTTCCTCATTGAGAAAGTTATGGACTAGTCGATCTCTTCAAATTTAGATCGACCAGGATTTTCGCGCAATGCCGCAATACCATCACCTTCAATCACACGCCCGCCTGCAGCTGCTGCAGCTTCCTTGATGCCGTCCAAAACTGCTGTCAGTTTCTCATCTTCGCGTGCTGGAGCATCGTGGTGTGCTTCGTGCATGAATCGCTTGTAGAGAGATAACGGCAACTTGAATGCGAGCATCTCGTTGACACCAATAAACCCTTGCCATTCGCCTGTCTTAATGGTTACATATTCCCAGCCAGGCACGTCTTCGGCTTTAATCGGTTCATAACCCAGCCGGATCCGTTGTTGAATGGAATCTCGGGGGTTAGTAGTGGTCAACCAGCATGTGTGAAAGCCAGGAATCTTTGGTAGATCTGGCAATGCGTCTTGGAAAAATTGAGATCTAAACATCTCAACACGATCATCGTCGCTAATAGCACGTTCTTCAGTCACATTGCGGTCTGTGGCTCCACGTGATTGGCGGACAAGATCAGGGGATTTTTTTAATCGTTCATCAGTCATTTTTCTCACTCCTTTCAGCGAGTTGAATTGTGTTCACGGTCCCACTTAGCGTACTGTTTCAAGTAGCGTTGGCGTAGGACGGGGTCATCCCAAACTCCAGCATCAGTCATAGCTTGCTTTCGTTCGGGGGAGATGTATACTTCACGGCGAGAAGACTGGGGAGCCTGGTCCCTGCTGGAACCAACGGGCGGACCTCTACGCTGTCCGCGGCGATCGTCGTCTTGACTGTCGTCATAGTTACCGCCTCCTTTGATGTCTGGCAATCGTTTGGCCACTCGCTTGTCTAGCTCGCGCCAATATGCCTCTGTCTTTGGATTATAACCTGATTCTACAAGAGATTGATCTATCGCTAGAACTATCTTCGATGCCTCGTCACCGGCGTTCGGATCGTACCAGCTGTTCTTGGACACCCATTCTTGGGCAAAGCCCGCGACTTCGGGGTCTGGACCAGGCTGGGGAGCCGGCACCTGAGACTGCTGGTGCAGGTTCTGGGCGACTTGGTTCTGCTGGTGCTTGTGAACCTGTAGCTGCTGGACCTTCTGCATGGCCTGGTCGCGGATGCGCATGGCTTTGGCAGCATCTTCACCGTTACCGGCTTCGATGGCCTGGGCCATGATTCTTTCTGCAGCCTTAACTTCTGCAAAGGTGTCAGCAATACGGTCATCGATGGTTGAGATCGTATTCCCTACAACAGACTTCTCGACTTGGAACATGCGCTTTTCAAGCGACTCGTTCCGTTGCCTCAGGAAGTTGAGCTCGGTTTTATCCCGCTCAATTGCCTGCTTTCTACGCGCTGCGCGATCTGCTTTCTCCTCGCGACGTTTGCGACGTATCTCTTCGCGGTCCTCATTGTCTTCTGAGAGACGCGAATCCTCGGGGTGGTCATCGTCTTCGTCATCATGTTCCTCACCTTGTTTGGTGGTTACAGGGACAAACTCGACTTCCTGAGACTTACCGCCTTTTTGGTCCTCATCTTCTTCGATGAGCATTGTTTCTCCGGCCATTTCCCGCTCCTTTCAGCAGTTAGATAAAAGCTCTGATCGCTGTCGGATCTCCAGTAACCTTGGCAAGAATGTCTAGGTCATTGAACATCACAAATTCGATCTCATCGTCACCGGACCTTACGGTCCAACGATCACCGCCGTATTTAGGTGCACGGACGTAGGCACCAACTTCACACCAGGAGCCTTCAGGCCACGGTTCCATAGTGTTTCGATTCTTGTAAGCCAATGAGCCGATTGCCACTACTTTGGCGATCTGTGTATTGCTGGCTTCTGTTTTTCTTGCTTCTTCCGGGATGTAGATGCCGCCGGCCGTTTGATTCTTGGCTTTGCGGACCTGGACGATCACTCGTGAACCCAAGGGCTCGTGGCAGCAATCGACAGTTGGGAAGGCCTCGTCCAATGAGGCGTAGTTGAAGGACATGGGGGTTTCAAGTAGCATTCGCTTCTCCGTATGCTGGGGTTAAAGATCTCGACTATCATTCTCAATATCACGATGAATCCGTTCAATCAGCTGGATGGCGCGGTCAAGGCCAGCGTAAACGCCCTGACGTTTCCCATATTCGAAGCTGATGTCCTTGCCTTCTGCTGTCTGCACTTTGATGGCTTCAATAGCCAGTGCATGCTGCTCGGCTCGGATGGTCGTGATGATTTTTGCTAACACTTAACGACGTCCACCCATAACGGTAGAGATCTGGTTAGGACCTTTGCCGCGTTGGCTGTTTGTGCCGCCATTGCCGCCGCCTTCGCCTGTGACCTTCTCAGTCATCATCTTGGGCACGGTCTTGTAATTAGCATCTGGCATGCCAGGTGTTGGTGAAGGATCGCTAGCGATCTTCTTGGCTTTTGGGTAACCTTTACCCATGGCCATCTGTTTGTGTAAACTGATTGCTACCATGATTGCTCCTTATCTGCGTGGTGAGGGGTTTATTCCGGTGCCCGTTGACACCGAAAACTTTTCGCCTGTTGCTACCTCTAAGGCAGCAAGCTGCTTGGCTGTTTGGTTGTCGGACTCGTTCATCTCCAAGCGAGCCTGGATCTGGGCGCGAGTACGTTCGTCTTCTGCTTGTTGACGCAGCTGCTCGATTTGAAGCTGGTTCTGCAACTCTTGGATGCGAGCTTGAATCTGAGCCTGTGTGTCTTGGCTGCGAGCCTGGATCTCGGCTTGTTTGAGCTGAGCATCTTGGGCAAGCTTGGCCTGCTGAGTCTGAGCCGTTGCCTGATCCTTGGCCTGCTGGTTCTGCAATTGCTGCTGAGCAATCTGAACTGAAGGATCTTGTGGAGGAGGCGGCTGCATCTGCTGCAAGGTCTGAATAGCTTGCTCGATGATCTGCGGGATCTGACCAAAGGCTTCCTGGCTTTGCTTGGTCACGACCTGGCTAGTTGTTGCAAGCAGCTTGTCAAGCGATTGCTTCTCTTCCATTGTCGCATCTTTTTGGATCTCGCCAATGTCAACTTGAGCTGCGTCTGAAGCTTCTAGGTAGATCTGAGTTGCATACCACAGGACCATGTGCTCCTTGATGTGGTCAAGCATGGCTGGAATGAATGCAGGACCAATGGCCTTGTTGTTGCCAAACATCGGGTTGGTCATGAAGTCAAGGTGGACTTGCAAGTGAGCCAGATGATCTTGCTCAGGGAACGCGACGATTGGTCTGCGCATTGTTGCAGCAATGTTCTCGTTGACAGCATTCAGTTCCAATGGCTTAGGTGCTGGCAGCAGCAGGTCCTTACCTTGAGGAACCTTCAAGCGTTCAAGGAACATGATCTCAACCTTGCGGAGATCGTACAGCTGAGGCATCTCCTTGGCTCGCTGCATGACGGCTTGTACTTGAGCAAACCGTTGCGCTTCACTAAAGATGTTGGGGTCACTGACTGGCACGACATTCATCGGGCCATCGAAGTCGCTGCGCTTGACCAGCAACTCGCCTGTCTCGTCGTAGACTTCGGCTTCGGTCAAGTAAGTCTTGTTCAGGCGGAACAGCAGCTTCAGCACACGGCCCATGGAGTCATGCAAGCGAGCATGAATCGCTGAGAACACGACCATGCCTTGTTCCATGCGAGCCAAGGTGGTACCGACTGGCGTGTTGGCATTGCTGTCAGCCAAGTCTTCAAACGTCGTGCGGACCACGTTCTGGCTAGCATCAACCAAGAAGCCAAGCAACTGGAACAGGACTGCGCTCGGTGGGTTGTAAGGCATTGGCATGAGCATCTTGCGGATGTCATCTTGGCCAAACGAACCTTCAATCTCTTTCACTTCTGTTGGATCAACACGGTCTGTCTGACCGCCTGTTCCTGACTTAAGCTTCAGCAAGCCTGGGAAGTTGTTGATGTGGGCAGAGTCAAGCAAAGCTCTCAATGCACCTGTTGCAGCGGCACTTAGACCGCCAATCATGTGTGTCAGGCCAATCGGATAAGCACCACGCCAGGGCACAAATGGGAATTCAACCATCCACTGCATCTCTTGCTTGGTGTCGTCGTCTTCTTCCCAGTTGCGATATATGGACAGCACGTTCTGAGTTGCCTTGTCCAAGCTGATGATGTATGGAGCCAAGCCGTATTCGTCACCGAAGTCATGAATGATGTAGCACTCGTAAGTTGTGCGCAGGCCATCGATGTTGTAGCTGTCTGTCGTGCGGCCTTCAATCTTATTGTTGGCCGTCTCGGCCTTTGACTCTGTTGGTGGCAGCGGACTGGCCATCAGGTCGACGTCCATGTACATGCCTGACTCAACACGCTTCTGATATTCGATGCGAGTCAAGTACTGCACATGAGTCTTGCGCTCGGCTGAATAGAAGTTAGTCGCTGCAAACGGCAGGTAGACATCGTCGATGGCGACGAACTGCGGCATTGGCCGCTTCTTGTTTGCATCCCAAGTGATCTTGAGATATTGACCGCCGCCCAATGGCAACTGTGTGGACAGCTGCTCAAGCTCAGACCTAAACTCAGGCATCTGTTCCGTCATTTGCCAGTTCATGAACTTGACAAGACGTTCTGCTTTTTCTTGCTTCTCGAGG